AAGTATCATTTAGAGCTAGAAGTACAAGTGCTTAAAACTGAACTTAACTACATAAAACGGGCCTTGGAAAGAATTGATGATAAATTGGATAAAGTCCTTAGCCGTTAGTTTGTTGTTTTCCTCCGTTGCTTCCGCAACTCCTAGTTATCTTGCCTTGTGTCACCCTGAATGGAATTGCACTAAAACCATGCAGTCTTTTACAGGCTCCGTTATTGCTACGGGTTGGTTAGAGAATACGTTTGGTAATAAGTGTAGGTGCGTTACAAGGCTGTTACAGAACTTTAGAGAGAAGATTGTACGAGTCCATATTATGAACAGTCCTTGCATGAGAAACAGGCGTTGTGGACGGTATGAGCTATTACACGGTGAGACTGCAAGTAGTGCTTCAAAGAAAGTAATTAGAGGTAACAGAAAGTTTATTCGTAAGTATAAGCGAGCTGTACGACGGTTAAAGAATCGAGTTGAACGAGCTAGCGGTAGTGTGAAATTATACGTTAGTCCTTGTTTGGAGTGTGATTTAAATGGACGAGCTAGAAGAACTTTGTTGGCTATTACTGCTGATATCATTCCTAGTGCTATTCTTGTGGACAATCCCTTTAGGCAGCGTTGTATTAAAGGGGTAGTATGTGAGAAGCATGGAATAAATCCAAGATTATCAACACCTTGCATCGTTGACCTGGATGGTATTGACGGTGGGGTTGTTGATATAAAAAATTGGTTGAAGAAATACTCTCATTGTGAGCTACAATACTATTGGAACTACGGAATGAATTGCATCGAGGGAAGTTTTGTAGACCCTCGCAAACGTAGCTGTAAACTGTCCAGAACTTACTGGACCAATCTAAAGGATACATTATGTCGCTACTACTCGGCTCCGTTACAAGACACTTGCTCACCGCTATCGCTGGCGCACTAATGGGTGCTGGTATTTCTGAACCTGCAACCGCTGATTTCACTCATGCTGCTGAGCCTGTCGTGGGCGGATTACTACTCTACGCTGTAGGACAACTCTGGAGTATCTTCGACAAGAAGTCTAAAAAATAGTACTACCTCTACGACGTTTTATGTAGAGACCTCCAAACTTATTATCTTTACCTTCAACAGCTACTTTTTCTGCATGTTTTCGCACGTCATCTGCAAACCCTGTAGAACCGTAAAGCATAGTGCTTATCCAGTTTAGGTTATGTAGTTTAGTTTCTTTACCGAAAAGAAAAGGTCTTACATTCAACACGTAGGGTTCTAGTTTCATGCTAGGATTCTTCTGGTGTTGACAGAGTAACCTGTAATCCTCTACAGCTTTATAAACTACAGCAAGCCAGAGAATAAATTCAGGTTGTTTTCTGCGGTCATAATCGTGATCAATTTCAAGACTTTGGTCCAACATGTTTTAGCCAATCCTCCAAGTACATAGTTACTAACCAAGGTTTTTTGTTACGCCTATGTACTACGATTGGCGTTTTATCGTGACAGTCTCTTAGGCTTTGATCCATAGCGTTATCTATGTTTAGCCTTTCAACTCTTTTTACTTCGATGTGATAGCCGTCTAATTCGGTGCAAACTACGTCTGAATCACCTGCTTTTCCACAAAATTGTTGGGTGCGCCTAGCTGTGTAGCCGTACTCTTTTAGCTTGTTCGCTAGTTCTCTTTCTCCAGCGGCTCCTTTTGCTCGGCTATTTGTCATTACCAGTTTCTACAGCTCCAGTACCTTGCTTTAGTCTTAGGTCCAGGATTATCGCAGTTATGCCTAGCTCTAAAACTCTTTCTCCTGGCTGGTTCGTTCTTACGAATCTTCATATTAGGATCACCAAAGCGAACCTTAACTACATTACCTTTCTCGTTTTTGACATGAACAGCAAACTTCTTTGACTCGCCTGGTGTGCGGTAGGGTTTATTGAGGCGTACATTCTTCTCTAGGTTACGTCGTATTTTAGTTTCGCCAGCCATTAGTAATAAACCTTGTCTGTATTAGCTACTGACCATCTCTCACAAGTCTCTGCTGAATGGACTCCCTCCATTGTAGTGTATCCTTTGGTTTTTGCGCTAGGGTTATTTCCGATGAAGTAGGCATCCTTAAAAGCGAGCCTATTGGTCGGCAGAGCGCAAACTTGCCCGTTAGCAAGCAAGCAGACATGAGCACACTTGTTTTGTTCAGGTTCGAGCAAGACACCTGACTCACTAGAAGAATCAGGTAGCCAATCCACAGTAAACCAGTAGGATGCTGACATTTGAGTTTTATCTTTGAGGATGGCGTTACACTCATAATCTTTTAAGAAATCGAATACGGTCACTACCGGCTTATAAGAGAAACAATCCCAAAGCTGTAACATCTCTAGCTCTAATTCTTTATCGTCATCGGGTGTTTCGTGCCAGAGGTAATTTATCGGTACTTGCCTGAAATGGGCACCACTCTGCATAAGAACATGAAACTGTAAACACCTACCCCTAAACGATTGAACAGCAAACGCATACCCCTCTTCTACTCCGTCTAGCTGATCGGTGATGTAGGGGCTGAATATTTGAATTTTAAGAGGAGGTATATTTGCGTTCACTTTCTTTCCATGTTTAGACCGACACCAAGACCAGACCAAGACCTAAACTTAGACTCAGACCAAAACCCAGACCTAGACCCAGACCTAGACCAAGACCTAAACCTAGACCTAGACCTAGACCAAGACCAACACCCAGACCTAGACCAAGACCCAGACCTAAACCCAGACCCAGACCTAGACCTAGACCTAGACCAAGACCAAGACCAAGACCCAGACCAATACCAAACACTAGACGGTAAGTAAGACGCAGCTTTAATCATCATCCCTAGCCCCATACTCAGACCAACACCCAGACCTAGACCCAGACCTAGACCTAGACCTAAACCCAGACCTAGACCCAGACCAAGACCAAGACCTAGACCTAAACCCAGACCTAGACCTAAACCCAGACCTAGACCTAGACCAAGACCAAGACCTAGACCTAAACCCAGACCTAGACCTAAACCCAGACCTAGACCTAGACCAAGACCAAGACCTAGACCCAGACCTAGACGGAAAGTAAGACGCAGCTTTAATCACTTAGTGTCCCTTGGCAACAAATGCCTCCAGACGTATGCGTCCACAATCGAGTCGGTGTTCACAACTACATCAACTGTTACTGCTTCTACTTCAGACAGAAAACCCGTTTCAATGCACTCTCCAAATCGACCTGTATCTGCTATCCAAGCAGCCTCGCTAAGCACAAGAAATTTACCTTTAATTGCTTCTACCCGACCTGTCACAGCAAAAGTCACCGTACGAATGAGCCATTTTTGGTCAACTTCAAATGGCAATTCTACAGCCGTTGCGCCGAATAGATCTTTCATGTCTTTTAATGTTATTTCCATTTTACTTTACTCCCATATTTAATTTTTCTACTATCCTAACCCCTTCAACCTCAGCACCACACTTTAGATCGTCAAGCAACGCTCTTTTGTTAGCTTCAATCGAAAACTTTCTTCGCTGATAGATCTCTGGTAACTCCTCTGGCTCTACAGTGACCTCCACCGATTGACTCTTTCTCCAGACGATTTGATGCCTAGCAGACTCGTATGACTCACCCTCTTGAAGCTGATTCCGCAGGTATTCTAGCAATCCGTCTGCTCTGTTTTCATAGCTTTTAGCCCTGTCGGACAGCTTTTTAGCCTCTATCTTTATGCCTTCAGCCATGAAGCGTAAGTGCTTTATAAAGTTAAGAGTAGCTTCTATCTTTTCTGAACAAGAAGCTAATCAGGGCATTTTATGAGGGTAAAAAACGTCTCTTAAAAACTTATCTCAATACACGATAGTGGGGTGACAAAATGTCATGCAGGTATGTCAAATATGTCATGCCAGGTATGTCGGATATGTCATGCTTAACCATGTCGGATATGTCACCATATAAGAATACTATTATAAGAATAATTTATAAGAATAATTATAAAACAAACATAGCTATTACTAAGCCTTGTTAAGCTAGTTAGGATTAAAAATAGATAAATAATATTATAAATATTTAGTTAAGATTGATTTTAAGGTGTCTAGCTTAGCCGTAGAGACGTTTTCTACCTCGAACCTATGTCATAGGTAGGGTCGACACTAAAACGGCTTAGAATTGATTCTAGGGCTTGGTAAGTTTTACGATTATAGATTGTGCTAATGCTTAGAAAGCTGATACAATGAAACACAAGACACTTGATCGTGTACTCGCATTTAAAGTGACCTAATGCCCCTCGTTCAATTTGTCTCCTTTGTTTGTTGGGCTCGTCTCTTGGCTTTAATCGAGAGGCGAGTTTTTTTTATTGCTTCAAGCGATCAAATTCTTTTAAGAACACATGCTCTTTCGGAACATCTTTTCCGAAGCGTTTTACCACTCTTCGATAAAAGTCCACAGGATCGGTACACACTATAAGTTCTGTATCATGGTGCGCCCAGGCTCGTAATGCGTGTTTTCTTTCTTTGTAATATGTTTCTGCTAGCTCTTGCTTAATAGCTGAAACAATTTGCTCTTTAATCGGTTTTTTAACATGTCGGAGAGCGTTTCTAAGTTCTCTTAAGGCTTGTTTATCTTTAAAATCAAATTGTAAATTTACGGGATGATATTCAACATAAGTTTTTTGATTTATTAGAAAATCACACTGCTTTCCGAAAGCCAAAGGCACCTGAAAAGTCTTTCTCATTTCAAGCTCAAAATCTGGAACGTATTTTTCGAGGAGTAGCCCGCAAGCTAGTTCAGATTTACTAGCAAAGGAGATAGTGACGCTTTCTTCACGTCGTTTAAAAGTTTCGTAGTGAAGCACATTTTGAGGATAAAAAAAGGGGGGCAGTTACGCCACCCCTAGAATCTACTCTCCGAAAAGAGCGTCAAAATGATCCATCATCCAGTAGAAAGCATCAATTTGGCCCATTTCAAACTCGGTCAGCTTTTCCCTACTGCCTTTCAGCCTTTTCTCTACTCCCAGAAGAAACTCTTCAAAGTAGGCTCGCATGTTTTCGGCCCCTGCTTCAAACGCCTCTTGATAGTCGTCTTTTTGTTGAGGCGCTCTTTGAAACGGTGTGAAGTGTAAAGCAAACTCTCTTGCATCTTTAACTATCTGATTTTCCATTTGTTTCTCCTTTGTCTATATCGTTTTGTATGATCTCACCGATCAGATCCTTAATCGTCATATTATACTTACGTGACTCTTCTTTAATGTACTCACAATGCTCAATTTTTATAAAAATTGTCCATCGTTTGTATCCTGCTGGTGGATCGTCATATTTACGAGGCATTTTCTACATACTCCTCGTCTATAAA